CGCAACGTCATCGGATTCCTCGATGCTAGAGCTGATAAGTTGGAATCAGATGCCTATGCCGTAGGCGATCAAGTGATGGTCGTAGTTGGCGAATGCATCGCTAAGTTGACTTTGCTTGCAAACGAGAGCGTTGCTCCCGGAGATCTCCTAGTAACGGCCGCTGATGGTAAGGTTGCGAAGCAGGCCGTTGGAGCGATGGGTAGCCAGGGCATGGTTATAGGTCAGGCTTTGGAGACAAGTAATGTTGCTGCTGATGCAGAGATTCTAGTCCACTTCTGCAAGGCTGCTGAACCCGCTGCTGCAGCTTAGGAGTGATCTATTATGAGAACACTAAGGAAGGTTGGTTTGGAAACTGGATCACTCACAGATGAAGAGATCCGCTACATCGATACACGAGTAGTTGAGGCTGCTAGGCCTGCTCTTGTTGCGCGTCAAGTCTTCTCGGCGTTTAGGCTTCCTAACGCTGGGTTCAAGACATGGAGAGGTTACAAACTCACGGACATGGGCCAAGCAACGATTGACATGGAAGGCCAGACGGGTGCACTTGATCGCGTTGAACTAGCAGCATTTGACGTGAAAGTTCCAGTGATTAGCAAGGGCTTCATCCTATACTGGCGAGACGTGATTGCAAGTCGCACTGGAGGCATCCCGCTTGAGACTACACATATTGAGAATGCTGCAAGGCAGGTTGCTGAGGAAGAGGATAAGCTGCTGCTTACAGGTGAATACACGGGTTGGAGAGCCCTCGGCATTGAAGGCCTAGCGACGGCAACAAATAGGAATACCAAGGCAAGTGCCGGTGCATGGCCGGACAACTCGATAACCGACATCAACGCTGCAATCGGAGAATTAGAGACTGATGGGCATTTCGGTCCGTATGCTCTTATCGTGCGGGCATCATGGCATCGTAAGCTCTGGAGTCTCATCTCAAACACTGGAATGATGTACATCGAAAAGATCAGAGAGATCTGCAGAGGCGGAGTCTATGTAAGCGATAGTCTCTATGCGAGTGGCGGTGGCACTGATAGCGCCCTAATCGTTGAGCCTGGACCGGAGAACTTTGAGTTAGGCATAGGACAGGACATAACGACTTTCATGCAGCAGGACGAGAACATGAACACTGTCGGCAAGGTCTATGAGGTCGTGGCCCCGCGTATCAAGCGACCCACCAGCATCTGCGAGATTACTGGGTTGACTTAAGCGGGGCCGAGTCAACTCAGTCCCTATCTTTCACCCGTTTTTTCAGGGTCATAATCCGCATTGAGGAGTCGCGATCAGGATGACATATTGCACTAAGGAAGAGATCCGGAATCTGACTGGGCTAACCGAGGTCGAAGTGAGCGATGATCAATTAGATCAGATGATCGAAGAGGCCAAAAATCTTCTAGATACCTATACGGGTCAATCTTGGTATTCTTCCGACGCTAATTACTCAGAAATTCAGACTGTGACGCGTTTCATCGCGATTTCTCTTGCTTATGAGAGTCTTCCTCGAACGCCAGAAGTTAACGAGAAGGCTCAGCGTTACCACGAAAAAGCTCTACGCATGTTGGATGCCTTGCGTGGATTCGAGACCGGATTGAGGGCACCGCAAGGGTGATCTGAAACGTCAATGTTGACTGCTGATAGATCGCTTGTCGGCTTTAGGTATACGAGATGGCATGATTCACCTAACTCAGCGGTCGCTAATGGAAGAGCTAGAACCGTAGTTCACACTTACAGCGTGATAGAAAATGTGATCTTCCGTTGTGAATGGCCCCTTGATGGAAGCAAGATCAAGGTCGCTGGAGGGTACTTGAATGGTCTTCAATGGCAAGTGAATCCGGTAACTCCACCCGTCAAGAATGGGCAGAACTGGAAGACTCTCTACAAAGGCTATCTCGAGAACAGTGCAACGCACTTTCATCGGTTCGTCAAGTCAGCAACGGAAAACATCTTTTTCCCAGACGGACTAGAAGTCGAAGCATATGAGTATTGTCCGAATCAGCTTCTGGATCTAAGGCCCACGTGGACTCCTCTCTTCGGTACTTGGGCCGTTGACAATGATGTTTATCATCAAACTGATGCAAGCCAACACGCTCATACCAGAGCTGGAGACGATACTTGGGACAACTACTCACTAGAAGCCAAAGTGAAACTCATTCAGGGCGACACTGGAGGAGGAGCCGGAATTTGTGCAAGAATGAAAGGGATCGGCGTTGCAGAGAACGGATACGCTCTCGTTCTGTACCAAACCGTCCTGAAACTTTACGATACGGATGGATGGAATGTTCTTGGACAAGCAAACGTCTCCGTTGAACTTGGCACATCCTATAAGCTCAAGCTTGACGTAAACGGCACTTCGCTAAAAGGCTACTTGGATGATGAGCTTAAGGTCGATATAGTAGACGCTACGTATTCTGAAGGCAAAATCCATTTGTTCTGTTCTGTTATGCAAAGCGATTTTGACGATGTCAAAGTTATGGATACAAGCGATAAGATTCTGCTTTTGGACAATTTCTCGCTTGAGGGATTCAAGGATCTCATGCTTATTCTCTTCCACTTCAGGAACACAAGTGAGTCCCCATTGAACTTCACCTTCGGCGTCTGCACCGCCGACTATTCTACTTACACGGGCACAGAAAAATACATTCATCCAGACTATTCAGCTCTCGTCAAGACGGATGGCCAAACAATCATCTGGGGAAGCGACGTAGCACCCCAAGACTGCTACATGGATGGAGCATGGCGATCGGCCGACTATTCTGACGGCACGCCGAATGAGAATTGGCTGCGTTGGAGTCTCACCATAGACGCCGGAGAAGATACGCTTCTCGGATTCATAATCATCTATGGCGATGATGAAGCGGAAGCCGTTTACAATTATAGTAGGATAAAAGCGGCAAGTCAGAAAGAGCTACTTCAGAAAGAACTCCGATTCTGGAAATCTTGGCTCGATCAGGGAAAAGCGTACAACATCGGAATATGGGAAGTGGACCAACTTGCAAGGATCATGCTCTGCCTAACCAAGAGCTTCATAAGTTTTGACAACGGATCTATGCCAGCAACGACGGGTGACGGATTCCCCTATAGCCACTGGCCTGTTGACAATTTCCCGAACTATTGGTCCCTCGTTCTCTGGGGACACTTAGACGAAGCGAAAGACTACTTTGGCACATACATCAAAAACGTCCTTGACGACGTGATCCTCAAAGGGTACAATCTCTACAAAGGAATCCACATCTGCGACTTAATCGACTACACTTCACACGGCAGCAATTACACTTCTGAAGCATGGTTCACCCTAATACCAGTCGCTATCCTGGTGTGGAAAAAGGACAAGTCAGACATGGTCTATCGCGATAACGTCTGGAGTTGGATCGAGACCGTCATGGATGAAATTGACGGCGACTTGATCACTTCTGGCGATTGGAAAGACTGCTTCGAATACGCAAACATCTACGACGCCTTTGAAAGCTGGCTCTTCTTTCAGCCGCATAGCATGTACGGCAACAGCATTATGACCGTTATGACGTTAGACGCGTTGCTGGCTCATGTGTACGAGCAGGCCGCAGATCTCGCAGATGCCGTGGGTGAATATGCTAAAGCGTCAGCTTGGAGAACAAGGGCCGTATCCATACTTGGAAAACTCCACGACTTCTGGACTGATGATGAGAAGGCTTGCTATCGTTATTGGGGTGACGTAACAGGGTTCGCATGTAATATGGGCTGGCCGAGCTGGGATCAGTGGAATGAGCCTCTTCCGGTCGGTCCCATCTTCAGGATCTCCTGGCTCGCGAACATTAATGATGAAATCATGCGGAAAGCCGTGCAACTCTACTATGATAACTATCTCGTTTATTACAAGCCTGACCTCGTCGCGATTGAACCTGAAGGCAACTGGATGTATGGGAAAGTTTCAAAGAAGGATTCCTATGGCATCCATGGCGGCCACGATACTCAACTCTGGGAATGGTTCTTAGCGGGAGTATATCTGGGCTTCGACGACATGGTCGGACATTTCCTTTTAGGGATCAAAGATAAGCATCCACAGGAGCAGGACGGCCTCTTCGACAACTGGTCGAAATGGAATGCTGACCGCGAAATCGGATGGCAGATGTTCAGAGCGATAGGCCTATTCCTCGTCGGATACTCATGGCTCTTCACACGGCGCAACCCGATCCCCGTATCCACATTCCACGTGGACCTTCATTTCCATGGCAAGGAAGTTGTAATCCTCAAGCAGACGGGAACATCAACAGATCAATTCGGAAATATCATCCCGTCTTTCGAGCCAACTTATCTTGTTAACGGAATCGTCCAGTCTTTCAGAGCAGATGAGCAAATCGTCTTAGCAGGATTCGCTTCGGTTGACGATCGCAGATTCCTCTTTGGATCATTCACACCCGTTGAGGTGGGCGATCGCATCCGCGTAAGCAACATTGATTATGCTGTGCAGACCGTTCAGAAACACTACTTCAAAGGCCGCATCGTCAAGAAGGAGGTCTTCGCAAAGAAGGTGATCGAATGAGCACGATAATTGGTGTCAAGAAGGCCATTATTGACCTGCTTAAGGCCGACTCAACCATGCAAGGCCTCTTGACGAAGGATCGATACGGCAACTGGCCGGTCTATCATAGTCTCGTTCAGCATCAGATTCACAAACCATGCTTAACCGTCGAGGACATCACAGAAACGGGAGAAGTTTCGGGGCTAAATGATTCTTACGACGGGTCAAAGCGTTATGAATGGGTCTTCGCGGTTGTCCAGATTGATTGTTGGAGCAGTAAGCATGCAGATGAACGCGACCAGCTTCAGGTTGCTGTTCAGGAATGCTTACTGAAAAACTTGGTAACCGGCACCGTCTACGTTCAGGAGCCCTCAATTGTGGCTCTTGATGAGCCGGATGTTAAGCCTCCCTTATGGCGGAAGAGTCTCAGGTACCGTGTATTTTACATCTTGGAGGTAGCAATGGCATGAGCGTATATGTGGGAAAAGATGTAGACATCGTGATTCAGATACCCTGCGAAGAGGACGTAAGCAGCCAAGCGAACGGAGCCAACGTAACTTTCGTTGTGTCGAATACGCCGATAAGCGACAGGGACATGGACGGCGTCCCAAATGAAGTTGCACACGTTACGGTCTATGTGAACGGCGAACAAGCAACCGTAACCAATGTCAATGATAGCACAGGCCAAGTGACTCTCCAATCCGCACCCTTGGCAAACGATAGAGTCATAATCGAATATCGTTATGATTCTTCCCCAGAGATTGCTCAGGAAATCAGTATAGAACCTCGGCAAGCCATAGAGGGAATAGACGGTCTGGGCAGCAACAAGGTTCAGGAGTGGGCTGTCCTACTCAAAGAGTTCAGCGGCAGCCTGAAAGAGGTCTTCAGAAAGACGGAACAGTTCAAGCGTCTATCGAAGAAGAAACTTGGGTCCCAATATACAAATCAATTCTACTTTGCTTCGGCATTAGATGATTTCGAGGGAGATACAGGAAACTTTGAGATCAGCAGCAACGAATTGCTCGTCAACACCGACAACAGCAGCTTGATAGGAGTCAAACCGAGCGTCTTACCAATATTTCGAGACGGGATAATCAAATGTCAGGTTAAGGGTGCTGGTAGCGGAAGAGTCGGGTGGATGTGCAGATGGGACGGACTCATCTCCGGTAAAGACTGCTATATGATATATTTCTATGCTCAGAAACTGACTATTGATAGGGTTGTCGACGGCGCCGTTACGGAGATATTCCAATCTGGCGATCTAACGGTTCCGAGCGACCAATTCTTCCCCGTTGTGATCAGGTTCTTCGGGGCAAAGATCGAGGTTGATGTTAACGACGGAGCCTATGAGTTCAGCGTAGTTGATTCTGCACCGCTGCTGGCGAAAGGTAGACCCGGGATGTATGCCTATCTCGCAAATACGAAGAGATATGATGACTTCCAGATCTGGAATGAAGTTTCGCCGGACGAGTATGGCCTAATCGTGAATTACACGAGAGGCGGATCTACGGTCAAACTTGGCATAGACGGGGCCGTATTCCCAGCGGGGTCGATTCCTTCTCCAAAGAACGCTCCCGTTTTCATCACGTCATCATTCAGAGCACGGAAAATCAAGTTCATAACATAAGGAGGAATGAAAGAATGACAGTATATGCCGGTAAACAGGTCCAAGTGGTGATAACGAAGACAGTGGAAGGCGACAAGGGCGCCTTCATAGCGCAAGAAGTAACGTTGGAGCCGAGACATGCGATCGAAGGCATAGACGCATTAAACAGCGATGAAGTTCAGGCCTGGGCAGACGGCTTGATAACCTACGAGGGCAGCATCAAAGAAGCATTCAAAGCAGGAGCAGACGGAAAGACAATACTCGAAAGATCAACGCCTTTCCAAACGGCGTTCGAAGAATACACAATGAAACTAATCTGGGACGCAGGAGCAGGATCAAAGATAACGATAACGCTAACGGGAACAATCTTTCCAGAACCATCTATCACATCGCCGAAGAATGCACCGTCATTCATCACCACACGATTCAGAGCCAAGAACGCATCAATCGCGATAGAGTAAGGTGTTCAGTAATGTCACAGATCACCAAAGACCTTGTACTGGAAGGCTACAACTACCGGGTTCGGATCCCGGCGCCAGAATACGGAGAAGATATCGCCTTCATCCTTTGCTCGCCATCGGCTTCGGATGTAACTGAGGCTAAGGCTTTAAGGATGAGGCTCAGCGAGGTAAAAGGCGACGTTGATCCTTCACAGATCGACCTCGGTAAGGCTTTGATTGCTGAAGAACGTGCAAGACGTTTCCTGATCGCTAAGGCCTTAGAGAGAGGTATGCAGGAAGAATGGACACCCGAGGATGTTGAGAAGATTCACCCAGCGGTTCTATCACGTCTTTGGAAGGCCGTAGATTCTCTGACAGGGTTCAGCAGCGAAGCTGAGGAGATGATCAGAAATTTTCGGAGAGCCCGGAGGGGCAGGAAATAATCATCCTGGATTCGCTGGGCTACAAACTTGCACCGAATCAACAGCATCTCACCTCGCTTCAAAGGCTCTTCCTACTCCACGGCTACGCCTACTTTAACGCTCAGACTTCTGGTGACCGTACACCTGGGGTACGGTCGCTCGACGAGTTGATCGATGTATTACCGAGGGGCTGAAGATGGAAGTCAAGATTGAGTTGCTCGGTGCTGATCGCTTTATTGCTCGTCTGGGCAGAGCAAGCGACAGGATAGGTCCTGAGACTCTGGACGGTCTCAATCAAGTAGCCGATCGTATAGTTGAAGACGCTAAGGCCACAGTCCGAGTTGACACAGGATCTCTGCAGAGATCAATCCGCAAGCAACATCATGTCTCGCAAGGCCACATCCACAGCATAGGAGTTTCAGCGGGCGGATACATGGTTAATCCGAAGACCGGCAGAATCGTCGATTATGCACGATATCTTGAGTACGGCACAAGCAGGATGCCTCCCCAGCCATATATGACTCCGGCCCTCGAGCAGAATCGGCCTTTCTTAGTCCTCGTTCTTCGTGATCGATTAAGGGTGAGCATGCAATGAGCATAGAAGAACAGCTAACTGCGAAGATCACAGCGGATGTTTCTGAAGCCGTGGATGGTTTCCGGCAGGTTCAAAATGAGACGAAGAGACTACAGACATCGCTCAGCCAACTTGCCTACGGATTAAGCGGCGTAGTCTCAGCGAGCATGGCCCTATACCGTAACTATGAGATCGTAAGGAACGCTCAAGCGGACACTTCTAAGTCTGCTCAGGATCTCGCGGGCGTATATGCGCAGGTTGCATTCACAACTATTCCAGCAGTCCTCACCATGAGCTATAATCTTGTCAGAACCTATACGGTCCTGAAGGCTTCACTTGGAACCGCGACCGTTGCCCAATGGCTCTATAACAAGGCCCTAATGGTTACACATGCTTTGTCGGGTCCTGCCGGCTGGGCTATTCTCGGCATAGCGGCTGCTGTTACTGCAGGAGCAGTCGCATGGGCCTCCATGAATCGACAGCAAGAAGAATACAACCGTACCATAGAGGAGACGAGACGTGAGTTCAGGGATCTCCAAAGCGAATTATCTACTATGTCGCCTATCGAGAGGCTTCAGCGTCAATACCAAATCGTAAGGGAGTATTATGGCTATTCGGTTTCTGTTGGAAATGTGAACGTGACTGCCGGAAGCTTGGGATCTCCATTCGATCGGGAGAGAGCTGCTGAGGATGTGGCTAAGCAGATCGGCCATAAACTGGCCCTGAAGGTGATAACACGATGACGACGAAGCTTGATACATTCACTTTTCCGATAGAGCCGGAGATCCGGTTTGAGAGGGATCACAAGGTTGCACATAAGGACGTTCTCAAGAAGTTTGGGACCACTAAGGAATGGATGGGAGCGAACAGCCTAAGGGTCTCGTTGAATGGGCGATTAGTCGGGTCCGATTGCTACAGTAACAGGGATACGCTTCTGAATCTCTTTGCAACAAAGAACTCAACCGTCAGCTTCTACAGCGACACAATCAATTATGGATCGGAAGGATCTCCCAAAACCGTCTGGCTGATCAGCTGCGTCTTTGTTCATCCTCGCGGAGCCAAGAACATCGTCGACTACACGATGACTTTAGAGGTACATGACTGATGAGTTACCTCTTCAAGATCATAACCTACGACAAGAACGATGTTGGTTGGGAAGACGATAGTTTCGCTACGGGATGGTCTGCCGGTTGGTGCGGCTTCATCCAAGACGGCGATATCGCCGAGATAACCGTGGATATAGGTTATACGGGAGGACGCATTCAGAAGACGACGGGAATCAACGTCAACGCTGCAACATACAAGTATATGGTTGTTGCGTTAAGGGGAACCGACCAATTCTATCTACAAATCTATGATGGCGAATGGAAGACAGTCGTTGCTTACCCGAGTGCTCCCTCAGAATATGACGTTCTGACTTATGATTTGACAAGCATCACAACTGGAACGATCACAGGTGTCCGCCTGGGCGTCTACGGTGGAGAGCAAGAGAAATGCTGGTATGACTTCGTTGCTTTTATTAGCACTGAAGTCCTCTTCGCAACTGCAAATAAGATCTTAGAAATCGTTGCACGAGAGAGAGAAAGCGACACTGACGAATTTGAGATCCTTGCAACTGAAGACATTGCTTCAGGGCTAACAGTAGGTCGTCGCGTAAGAATCTGGCTGAAAGGTGCTTTAGGCTACGCGGAGAAAGTCTTCGCCGGCATTGTTGAGGAGTCAACTCCACGTGAAGGACCTGGTACGCTTAGATCCATCACCGGTCGAGGCTTTGGCCAGGAACTTCTCCTAAGATCTAAGACTAAATCCTTCGAGAATCGGGAAGTCAGCTTGGCCGCTAAGGATCTCATCGAGGACTTAACTGAGATCTCAACGTGGGGAGTTAGTACGCCGTCCCCACCCGTCTACCTGACCAAGGACTTCAATTATGAGTATATCATGGATGGCTTGAAGGAGCTGGCCAACCAGGCTGGAAGCAACTGGGAGGTAAAGCTTGGAATGGGGCATGACCTCCGCTTCAAAAGCCGAACGGACGCACCTTCACTTCCATATCAAATTCTTGAGTCGCAAGGCCACATATTATCTGGCGTCGCAAAGGAATCCGATGGTTACCGGACATTCAACAAAGCCACCATCATCGGTGGTCCTCTTCTCAACGATGACGGAGATCCCGATAAATGGACTGAGAGCACAACCGGTTGGTCCGTTCAGAACGGCGCGATCTCAGCGCAAACTCCCGCTCCAGTAGGCACCTATTTCCTACGGATAAGCTTCACAGATCAGAACCAAGTGTGGTGCGACCGATCGATCACAAGCATAGATCTAACCAAATACAAGAGCCTAAAACTCTACTGTCGACATGACATTACAAGTGCTTCCGCTTGGAACGTCTGGCTTGAGATCGGCCAGAACAGCAACAACTGCAAAGTTTTTCCTTTGAAGGCTCTCGGCGGCGGTGAGATTCCGACAGGCCGCCTTGTGGAGTTGGAGATCCCGTTTGGTCATCCTGCTTGGAGCACAACGGGCAGCCCAAGCATGACCGCGGTTACATGGATCTGTATACATCCAGGCTGCATATCGACGGGAAGCATAAGCGGAACCTTTGACTTCGACGGCTACCATTTCTGGGATCGCAACGTGATAAAATCTGCTACGGATGGGAGCAGCGACTTCCGAGATACACGCGAATACATTCATCGAGATGACAAGCTCGTTGATCCTCCATTCGTCCAGGAAGTAGCAAACGCACTGCTTAACATCCTCAAGAACAAGGAAAATCGATATCGCCTGCCTCTTATCGGATTACCCTTTGTCAAAGTCGGCCGGAAAGCAAACGTTATCAGCTCAACATGGGATCTGAACGGAAACTTCCACGTCGTTGAAGCAGTTCACAGAGTTTCCTCTCAAACGGGCTACGTAACTGACATGGTCCTTGAGAGTCCACGATTGTATATCGAGAAGCTGCTCGCTGAAGTGATCGAGAGAAAAATCAAACTCATCGAAAGGGGAACAATCGAATGAAGCAGGTAAACATGGAGGATCTTAGGAAGGGCGATCTAATCTTAGTGCGCTGGTTTGATGCTTCCGAGTTGAGGGCTAAGCTGAATCAGCATGAACAGCCTGAAGTAGCTGTCTGGGAATGGGGAATATTCCTCGGCCTCAGAGGCCGTAAACGGAAACATCTCTTACTTGGAAAGGATCTTGTCCAAGGATGGGATGAATGGGGAGCTGCCAGGATCCCTGCCGCCCTAATCGATACGATAATCCTTTTGGATCCACAGTCCTTTCAGAAGACCTTCAAAACCGGAACCTTGAGGAAGATCAAATTGAGAACATCACGCCATCGAATCACAGTCAAAATGTAGGGGGCAACGCAGAATTGAAGGAATGGATCAGAAAAGCCCTGACAAAGACGGTCTGGACTAAACATGGCAAGCGTCGAGAACTCAAATTATCGCGGGAGCCTCCCAGTGAACGGCTTGTCATGATAACAGAGTTTTCAATCGCAGCCATAGTAGCCTTGACGGTTATCGAAGTTGTTCACATCTTCGTTTTGCGTTCCTGGAATAGCGAGGTCTTCGCAGCCATAACCGGCTTAATTGGAAGTATCACAGGCCTCTTTGTCGGAGCAAAAACATAGATGCCGAAGGGAAAACCTTGGACAATTGAAGAGGAAAAATGGCTTAAGGACCTTGTTGAAGCCGGTGAAACAGCTGGCACTATAGCCTCAAAGTTAGGTAAGAGCCCGCAGGCTGTAATGAAAAAGATCGGTCGCCTTGGACTAAAAGTAGTAGTCTGCAAACACTATAGGAAGAGGACTACTACTTCTCTTTTGATGCCTGGAGATCTGCCCAGTGTCGAAGAAACTTTGAGGATTTTGGCTGCTGCCTTGCAGGCTTCAGCTCAAGCCGCCCTGGATAAGGTTGAGGTTCAGAGGCTTCAGGTTGTTGCCACCCTGGCAAGGACCTACAAGGATCTTTTGGCTGATTACATTAACTACCGCCAGATAGAAGCGAAACTCATAGAAATGGAGGAAAAATATGAGAGGCTCACGCGTAAAGCCAAGGGCGATGCGGCCGAGCCAGATAATGCCGCGGTGGTTTAGGCTCCAGAGAAGTGAGCGGATCGTTGAAGATGCAGCCGTAGCCCGGGCTCAAGGGCTCAGTGAGGAGCCTGTGGAGTTCTTCAGGCAGATCGTGGGATTCGAACCCACGAATTACCAGAAAGACTTTATCAGGCTCTTTTTGTCGATGCAGTTTGTGGCTGCCCGCTGGTGCCGGCAGTCTGGCAAGAGCTGGATCATCGCCGCCTTGCTCCTCTGGTACGCTATAACACATCCAGACAGTTATATCGCTGTTGTAGGTCCAAGCTGGCGCCAAACAAAACTAATCATCAGACGGATAACCTATTTTCTACGAAACATTCCTCCCGGCATGTATTTCAAACCGCTCAAAACAGTCATAAGATTCACAAACGGCAGCCAAATTGAGGCTTTCCCCTGCAACCCCGACACAATCAGAGGACCAACCTTCCATGTGGTTTACTGCGATGAGATGAACTTTCTCCCTGATGATCAGGAAATGTATGATGCGATCTTGTTCACTCTTGGAACAACGAACGGAAAATTCGTCTGCTCGAGCACACCTTGGAACACAGATTCCATCTTTTGGAAGATTTTCAATCACAGAGACTTTGAGGACTTTGCTAAAAGTCATGTAACTTGGCAGCAGGCACAAGAGCCGAATGGACCGCTGAGAAAGCATATCATAGATAAAATCAGGAAACAATTTGCGGAGGATCCTTGGCGATGGAAGCGCGAGATGGAGGCGGAATGGGCTGAAGATGAATTAACCTGGCTGCCTCAAAGCCTAATTACGAAATGTATTGGCACAGTAAAAACATGCGGAGAAGACCTTGACCTCTCCAATCCAGATATTGGAAAGCAGGGAACCTTCTACGGCGGCCTAGACTTCGGCAAACACGGAGACCATACGGTTCTCGCAGTCATACAATACATGAGAAAATACTTTCTGCGTTATCTGAAAATCTGGCCTTTAGAGACTCCTTACGCAAGCATAATTGGCTATGTCAAGCAGCTTCAGGATCGATGGGACCATTTTGCCATGATTCGAGCGGACCAAACCGGCATTGGCGACTACATCGTGGAAGACATGAAGAACGGCGGAATCCAGAATGTGGAAGGCGTGACTTTCAGCCTTCCCAGAAAACAGGAGATGGCGAGCCTCCTAAAACAACGAATGATTAACGGAGAATATTTCTATCCCTATTTTACGTGGGACAAACCTTATCGGGGCGAATATGTCGCCGAGCTGAATGTTGAAAAATTCGCCTTGCGGAAAGATGGTTCACTCACCTTTAGCCATCCTGGAGGAACACATGACGATGTTTTCTGGTCAACCGCCCTTGCGCTTTATGCGACTGTTGAGATGAAGCCCTTCGATTTGGAGGCTTTCAAGTTTGGTTAAGAGGGAATATTTCAGGATACGGAAGCTCGTTCGGAAATATGATAGGAAGACTGGGAAATTCGTCATCGACATACGGTATAAGGCCAAGACAGAGATCACACCCAGAACGATCGGAGTGGCTGAAGCCTTCGGTCTGGGCGTGGACAACCACAAAGAACATGTGATCTATGATGATGTGACTATCAAGATCAGCCCAAGGGACATCGTTTATCTGACTGGAGACAGCGGAAGCGGGAAATCTGTCCTGCTGAGGGCTTTGGAAAAGGACCTCAAAGGAGAAGCAGTAAACGTCGAATCGATTCAGCCTGACCCAGATCAACCCATTGTCGAAACTGTTGGGAGAGATCTTGATGAAGCTCTGGGATTGCTAAGCCGCGTCGGCTTGAACGATGCCTACCTTTTCCTCAGACGTTATGGCCAGCTGAGCGACGGCCAGAAATACCGGTACAGAATCGCGAAGCTGATTGAAAGCGGAAAACAATGGTGGATTCTGGACGAATTCGCTGCGACGCTTGACAGAGACACTGCCAAGATTGTTGCTTTCAACCTTCAGAAACAGGCCAGGAGAACCGGTAAAGCCGTAGTCGCAGCCACAACCCACACAGACTTATTCGAAGATCTCGCTCCAAGCGTCCACATCCATAAGGGCTGGGGGAAGAAAGTCCAAGTGAAGTATTATCCGAATAGCCTCAACAGAGTCTGCAGCGTGACTCATGGTCTACGCATAGAAGAGGCAACAATGAAGGATTATAGACAGCTCGCCGAATTCCATTACAGAAATCCGGAGACCCATGCGCCTCCTCTGAAGATCTTTACCATGAAGAGAGAGAGCGGAACGGCTGTTGGCCTTATCCTGTACAGCTGGCCCCCAATCGCTGCAAGAGGGAGACGTCAAGCTCTTGGAAAGATCTTATCGATAAATGAGTTGAACGAGAAGCTTGCGACGATCAGCAGGGTTATCCTTCATCCGAAATTTCGCAGCATAGGGCTCGGAGTGAGGCTTGTCAAGGAGACGCTTCCGCTTGTGGGCCGCCCATACGTGGAGACTATTGCAGTTATGGCGCGGTATAACCCATTTTTCGAGAAGGCAGGACTGAAGAAGATTATCGAGTCTCAGGGGCATGAATCCGTTCGTCATGCAGTTGGAAATCTTGAGAAGCTCGGCTTCAAACGTTACACTTTAGCCAGCACAGAAACAAACTTACAGCTCCTGAAAACATTCAGCAAGGAGGAATTGGAAGAGATCAAGGCGATACTCCTCACAGTCTCAACAGGATACTACAAACGCTTAAAATCAACCAGCAAACCATACGTCAAGAGAGAAGAGTTCAAAGAATTTCTGGAAGAGGCCTCGCTTGAGACTATAGCGAAGATCATCAGCCGCCTCGCAGTTCTCGCACAGACAAAAGTCTACCTATTCTGGCAGAACCCTAATTTGGAAGTTTAAAATCGTACTGCGCGCGAGACCTTCCTGCCAGTAGGTCCATCAAATTAAAGGGCTTATTCAATTTTGGGAAGCATCTTGAGGTAAAGGACTATCCTCTTGAAATGGAAATTTCCCATACACATGGAACACCAATAATCAAAGTAACTGCTAAACATAGTTGGTAAAACTTATGGATCAAAATCGCCTCTGCGCGAGCTGGCATAAGCCTTAAATGCTAACGATTAGCTAGAGCATTTGCGGAGGGAGTAGGAGATGAAGGATTGGAAGTTCGTACTCTTATGCGCTTTTCTCTTAATCAGCGGAGAACTGATACTTTACGGACGATACTATATCCTATTCTACAGACCCAAGCGTTATATTCCCTTCAAATTAGTTCGGGCGCTGCACTCAGACACGTTAGGAATAGAGTGGGGAGATGAAAGGTATGGCTGGTATTACACAATCCAATACATAGAAAATGTCACCCTTGAGGACGTTTCTATTATTTGGACAAGATTCTGCTATGATGCTTCGGTAGATGACGTACTATTTCTGGAAGAGAGAAAATTTATGAAGCAAATGCTTCCACAAGAGAATTTCACCGTTTGGACAGGCGACAACTTCGTAGGTGTCGAGATAAGGTATCGCAACGGCACCGAAGCTGAAAAGATCGAGTGGACGTTCAATGTAGGAGGTGCCGTGGAAGTTGTCCCTGAAGAATGGCGCAAAACACCTGAATCTAACGACCCTCTTTCGTTCAAAAAACCAGAAGCGCACGCACGCGCTGCAACTGCCTTTCCACAAATACTAGCCGTAATCTCGCTTCTGATCGGCGCTGTCCTAATGAGTTACTTCATCTTCTCCATAACGCGGAAGGATGGAAGATGAAGGATTGGAAATTCATAGCGTTATGGACTAAAAATGACATTATCGAACCTTCCATTCATTTTATTACCTACTAATTGATATTTACCAAGGTCAACGTAACTCATATCGACCAATCCATGACATGCATTTGTGTGGATCTTGTTTCTGCTGAAGGTATCTAGCCAAGCCTGAAACGATGCGCGTGCTCTGACCGGTAGGATTTGTATGCCATTCCAACTGCTAGAACACCTTGTGCGAAAACTGCGAAATGGAACACGGAGAACAGCAGTGTTCCAGCGACACAATATAGTATCACGTGTTTCCAATAGTACTCTCCAAAGGCAAAGCTGAGATATCTAGAGAGGACAGCTACAAGGTATGTTAGGGCGATCAATCCTGCTGCGGACACGAGGAGAAAGGTTTTCCTGCTCGGAGGTTCGTTTCTGCTCAGATGGCTGGAGATCTTCGAGTGTACTAGTAACGCGAAGAATAGAGGCAGCAAACAGGTGGGCAAATGGACTTCAATAAATTGTTGAATATAAAAGGCGTGAAGATTAGAAGGATAATAGAGATAGAAGCTGTAAGGGGCGAGTAGCCAATCAACCAGCGACACCTGGATTCCGTTGAGAAGCATGACGACGGCTACGGGAAGAAACATGTATCCAACAAACGTCATGGGTTGGGCGATAGAGAGTAGCTTTCCAATTTCGCACCAACGCAGGGTTCTCGTGTAAGCGGGCACTTCTGCAGTTTCTGGTCTCCAGTGATAGGAGAGGATTGCTAGGAGCGCGAGTAACACAATGCCCAACAGCACTTTAGCATCATCCTCCAGTACTATTTGTCAGCCTAAAGCAGTTATGAAGGAGTTTCCTATACCATGCATCTATGCTAGCTATGGCAATAGTTACGGAAATATTTAGATAGCCCGTTGACGATCATTAATGCGGCTTTGAGGGAATGGGAGGGAAGGAGACGTTCTTTCCTAGGAAGATCATCCTTCGTGTGGGCGCGCTTCTGATCTCAGGATCCCTTTTCTTCGGCGTGGTTTCCTACTACTACTGTGAGCGTGCGCTCTTTTGACCTATCTTTTCTCAGGGACAGGTTTAGCTCTAATCGTGATAGACCACTTTCGAAAGAAAAGAGTAGAGGCTGATTGAGATGGAAGAGAAAAGTAAGGTATCCAGGGGCGGAAAGGAAATGGGAAATCGGCAACCGAGAATACGGGTTTATGTGGCTTGGGAGATTATTAGCTTTTCGATCGTCTTATCTGGACTTCTATCTGGAAACGTTGTTACTGTGGTCTTTGGGACAGCTATGGCATTTGCATCTACGTCGGCCTTTCTCACGCAATATGTTAAGAGTGAGCATAGGGTTAGGAGGGCTTTAGAAGTAGCATCCACCTTCGCAACACTAGGGATTTTCATCTACGGATATGCCATAACCAGAAGCTTCATTCTTGGGCTTATCACGTTCTTCATAGTGGCAATAGTCTTTCTCGCTTTCACACTCTCATATCTATTACCCAGAATCCGTCGAGAAGAAGAATAG